TTGGTAAGGAATGGGGGTTCATTGAGAGCCAGTCCGAGATATCGAACAATTTCGAGCTGTTGCAGGAAGCCAAGAGCGAGATCGACGTGCACGGGCCGAACGCAGGCTTGCAGGGACGTGGCACAGAAGACCAGTCTGGTAGAGCAATTGCCTTGCAGCAGAACGCAGGCATGGCCGAAGAGAACACGCTGTTCGATACGCACAATGACTGGAAGCTGCGGGTTTACCGCGCGATGTGGGCAAGGGCGAAGCAGTTCTGGACCGAGGAAGATTACCTTCGGGTGACGGATGAGGACGCGCCAGGCGGTGCACGGTTCACACCGATCAACTCGATGCAGCCTGTGATGGCTCCTGTTGCCGGACCTGATGGCCAGCCAATGCAGGGACCAGACGGCCAACCACAGATGCAGCCGCAGGTGGACCCGATGACGGGCCAGCCTCAGATGCAGATGAAGAACTCACTGGCTGAGATTGACGCAGACATCGTTCTGGAAGCCGCGCCGGACATGATCACGCTCCAGCATGAAGAGTTCAAGCAGTTAGCGCAGATGGCAGGCAATGGCGTTCCTATCCCGCCTGACGTGCTTCTGGAAGCCAGCCAGATCAAGGACAAGCGCAAGCTGATTAAGCGTTTGAAAGAGGAGATGGGCGCACAGGCCAAGCTGCAACAGGCAGGCCAGCAGATCGAAGAGATGCAGAAGGCCATGCAGCAGATGCAACAGCAGATGCAGCAAAAGCCGCCAGAGCCAACGAGTGCGCTGGATCAGGCCCGCATACAGGACATGGTAGCCAAGGCGATGCGTGAGGAACGCAAGCTGGCACTGGAAGAGGCGAAAGCCGGGCCACAGATGGCCAAGGACCGTGCGCAGGCAACTGCCACAATGATCAATGCGACGAAGCCGAACATACCACCGGCAGCGCCTCGCAGATAAGTTTTCCCGCAAGGGTCAAACACCGCCGCCGGGTGATTTTCGGGCGTATCAGGCCGCCGCTGTTCGGGCGTGGAGCGACGAATTATGAGTGAGACAAAGGATTTCCTAGACGAAGACTTCATGGGTGACGAAGCCCCGGTTGAAGCTATCGAGCAGGCCCCTGAGCCAGTGGAGGACGCCTCGAAAGGGCCGACCCGTGGACCAGATGGCAAGTTCGTAAAGGCCGAAGCTGAGGCGCAAGCAAGCCAAGTCGATCAGGGCGCTAAAACAGCCGTCGAAGCAGACGGTACTTCATTCGAGCCGCCATCGGATGAACACGGAACCCAAGTACCGCTGTCAGTGGTCCAGGCATTGCGCAAGGAGCTTCAGGAGCTGAAGTCCCGGCAAGGCACGGGCCAATCCCCCCAAACCAAGGGCCCGGAGTTCGCCGGTCCGCAGTTTGAATTTGAAGACGATCCGCAAGGCTACACACAGGGCAGTCTGTCCCAGATGAAGATGCAGATGAGCGCATTCATGGCGTCTCAATCAACATCTGAGGCAGAAGTCCAGCAGGCATGGGCTGATTTCGATCAGGCTTGCGCAAACGATCCCCAAGTCAGTGCGTACAGCTATTCACTGGTCAACCATCCTCATCCGATGGGCGAGGTTGTGAAGTGGCACAAGCAGCAAGCCGAAGTCAAAGCCATCCAGTCCGCAGGGGGTCTCGAAGCCCTTAAAGCGCAGTGGCTGGCAGAGGCAACAGGTCAGCCTGCCGTGCAGTCAAACGGAAATGCCAAACCTAACACGCCGCCTTCACTGGCACGTGGCGGGGCTGGTGCAAGTTCTTCAGACACACCTGCGGATGGAGATGCTTTCGACGCCCTGTTCAAATAACAGGAAATAGGAAATGGCCTATACGACCCCAGCCACCGAGCTGGTCCTCAAGAAGTGGGAAACAAACTACTTCAAAGAGTTCGTTCGTGAGAGCGGATTCATGCCCTATATGGGCGCCGGGCCGAATAACCCAATTGTGGTTAAGCGCGACCTCATCAAAGGCGGGCAGGTTATCACCATCCCGCTGGTTACAGCCCTTTCAGGCACCAATACCGGCACGGGTACGCTGGTTGCAAACGAGATGCAGCTTGGCAATTCCGGGTATGACCTGAAGCCCTACTGGCACCGCTATGCCGTCGCGATCAAGAAGTCCGACGAGCAGAACTCTGTCATCGACCTCCTGAACGCATCCAAGGACATGCTGAAGGTTCGCGACATGGACGACATGCGCGATTCCGTCATCAATGCGCTTGGCTCTGTAGTCGAGGCATCCGGCTCTTATACAGACGATCCGGGCCATGCCAAGGAAGTGTTCTTTTCTGACGCCACAGCGGCCCAGAAGAACACATGGGCGGCTGCTAACCGGTACCGGATACTGTTTGGTAACGCGGAAGCCAACTACAACGCCACGTTTGCAACAGGCTCGGCAACCGTTGACGGCACGAACGACAAGTTCACCGTTGAGAGTTCCCGCCTCCTGAAGCGCATGGCCCGTCGTCGGTTCCGTATCGACAAGGGCGATTCCATCGACCTGCCATCGATCCGCCCGCTACGCACGGGTACGCAGGGCCGTGAGTATTTCGTCGCCTTCCACGGTGTCGAGACGTTCGCCAACCTGAAGACGGCGATGGACACAATCAACCTTGATGGCCGTCCGCGTGATGTCGAAAGCAACCCGATCTTCCAGGATGGGGATCTGGTCATTGACGGTGTTGTGCACCGTGAAATCCCTGAGATTAGCGGTTACGGCAATATCGGTAATTCCAGCGCAGCGGTCTACCCGGTGTACTTCATGGGCGCTCAGGCGCTTGGCTGTGCATGGGGCCAAACCACGAAGTCAACGAAACGCAATGAAGACGACTACGGATTCATCAAAGGCGTTGGCGTCGAGTCGCTCTGGTCAGTCGAGAAACTTCGTTACAATGGCATTGATCATGGCATGATCACCGGCCTGTTTGCTGCATCGTAAAGGAGGGATAGAAAATGTCTCAAGCACGCAAATACCACACCCAGCAGGTGCACTATCTTGACGCAACGCTGAACTTTGACAGCGGTGTCGTCACGGTGGGCACTGCCCCTGCTGGCGCTATCCTGCTCAAGCCGATTTCCGGTGCGAGCGTGAACGTCGCCTTCAATGCCGGTACGAACAACTTCATCGACATCGGCACGACGGCGAATGATGACCTGTACGGGACCGACCTTGCAGGTGGTACGATTGCGATGGTGCCACTTGATGAGGCCGTGACGCAGGTGCTCGCAGCGGACACCACGTTCACTGCGACGTATGCGCAGACCGGCACAGCGGCTTCCGCTGGTTCGGCCCGTATCATCATCGCATACATCCCATAGTTGAGTGCATCCGGCGCGGCGTGAACATGAAACGGTTCTTTAACAAGGGGTGCTCTGTGCTTCCGAAGAACCGCAACGTGCTCACCGCTGCGGCGCTTGCGTTCAATGCCGATTGGATTCTCATGAACGCACTGGAGGCAGCCAATGGCCGTTGATCAAGCCGGGCTTGTGGCCCGCGTCCTGCTTTACCTGAACGTCACTATCGGCGGCGAAACGCCATCGACTGAGGATGACGCCACAGTCGATCTGGCAATTGCTGAAATCATGGCAGAGCTGGAAGAGAAGAAGCTGGCCTATTGGGCCGTCTCTGCCATCCCTGAGAGCGTAGCGCGTGGCATGACCATCATGGTTGGTGCCAATTGCGCAACCTCGTTTATGTCGCTTGGCGAGTCCGCCCAATACATTGCTGCCAAACGCTCTGGCGAAGCCCTGATACGCGAAATCATCGCGCAGGGATCTGACCATGAGACCACACCACACATTTACTTCTAGGAGACGACCGATGGCAGTATTTCGCTACGAAGGGCCTTGGGATGCGCGCGATATCTGGGGCGTATCGTTCCAGTTGGGCCAGACGCATGAGATTGACGATGAGAAGCTGATCGCCAAGCTGTCGGCGCTTGAGGGCTTTGTCCGTGTTGATGCGATTGAGGCTGAGCCATCGCTTGACCCCGATCCGAATGATTACCCGGCAGACGAGGAGCAGTCACCGGAAGAGGTATTCGAGGAGTTGAAAATCCCGCGCGTCGGTGCAGGTACGATCCCGGAAGATTGGGAGACGCTGCACCACTCGACACGCATTCGCATGGCCAAGGAAATGCGGCCCGACCTTGCGGAGGTCATCACCACGGCAGCGGATGCGAATGAGGTGATTCGTGGTGAAATGAAGCCTGAATAATGCCACGCGCAGTCTTCGCTACAGGCCATGCAGCCCGTGCCTTCGCCGGTGACTCGGAGAGGGTACTGGTCAACATGTATGCCGAGCCGAACGAATCTGACCCGGCCCGTCCGATCAAGCTGATGACGACGCCTGGCACGATGGACAAGGACGCTGGCAACGTCATTCAGGGAAATATCCGGGCGATGGCGCAGGAGGATGCGTTCGCCTCTGGCAAGGTTTTGGTCCTCGACGGCACGACCTTGAGAACATGGGTTCCGTCAACTGGCACGTTTGGCACGATAACCGGCACTGTGACCGGCACAGACAGGGCAGACGTGGCCATATCGCAGACTGAGCTTGCCATCCTGTCCGGTGGTACGGTTTACGTCTCGGCGGGCACGACAATCGCCGCAGCGACAGATGTTGATTTCCCGTCAGGGATTACGTCGGTTACTGTGATGAGCCAACGGCTTTTGATGACCACGACAGCGGGCCAGTTCTTCTACTCGTCTGTTCTGGACTTTGACGATATCACGGGCCTGAACTTCTACACGGCTGAAGGTTCGCCGGATAATCTGGTAGCCGTTCGCAGGTGGGCAGAGATGGCCCTGATGTTCGGTACTGAGACGCTTGAGATGTGGTATTCTGAGCCATCGAATGCCGATGATCCGTTCAGCCGAGCATCCAGTGTGGTGCCAACCGGTTGCAAGGCACGCGATACAATTGCGATCACGTCATATGGCCCGGTCTGGGTCGATCCTGAGAACAATGTCGTGCTGCTGATTGGTGCGCAGACGCAAACCATCAGCCCGCCCTGGCTGTCGCGCCTGATTGCGGCTGAGACGGCAACAAACCTGATTGCGAGCACATACAAGGCAGAAGGCGATGAGTTCTATGTTCTGAACGGCCTTGGCTTCTGCGCAGTGCTCAAAGGCGGAACGCAGGACTGGCACCTTCGCAAGACCGATAGCAGCGACACATGGGCCTTCTCGCGCATCCTTACAGCCGGGGGCGCGCAATACGCTACCAAACGCACGGGAACGGCATTCATGCACCTGAGCCGGGATTACGCAACCGATGAGCAGGCAGATGCTGAGACGCTGGGAACGGATATTACACGCGAGTTTACCGCACATATCCCGCATGACGCGGGTCGCCCTGCGCTTGGCCCGATCATGGTGGAT